GTCTTCTACCGTCTCATACGTCATCGTGTAGTCCGATAAACTAGAAGTGAACCTTGTACCTCTTGGAAGAGGTAAAGTCTGTTGTACGGCATTGTGGAAGACCAACTGCACTTTACCGTAAGCTCGTTGTGCAGGTTTACGTTGGAACCCGAATGAAGAGTATACACCTGTTGCAATAGCTTCTCTAATGTTCTCTTCCGTTAGGATGTATAACTGCTCAATCTCCCTAGCAGTAGCTTCGTAGATTGCTCTGATTGCGCTACCGATAGAGAAGTCATTAATCTTATTTGTATTTGTAATCGTATGGTCTACTAATCGTCCATAGATTTCTGTCATTTGTTTGTATCTCAATGGGTAAACCTCCTTATCGTATCATGTTATCTACGAAGTTATCTTGAAGGACTAACGAGCCTTCTTTTCCTAACTCACCTGAAAGGGCTAGTAGGAATGCTTCTTCCATTGCGATAGAGAAGACTTTGAAAGTAGTTGAGTACGAGTTACCATCAATAACGTGCCCAACCTTCTCTACTGTTCGTACTCTACCATCCGTACGTAATGTTCTCTCGATTTCAATGTCTAGTAGAGCAGCATTCTCCTCTGTGTTCTTACGTCCTAAGTATTCATGGACTTTAGAACCGTACCTCGGATAACCGATGTAGCTTCCTAGTGGAGTGATAAGACGAATGAATAGAGATTGTTTTAAGTTCTCTACTCCACGGATCGTAGCGATATCTCCTCGTCCGTCATCCTTCATTTCAAGAATGTCTGAGTCCCAACCTGCTTTACCGAACGGTTTAGGGATTGGTAGAACATCTAAATCTTTCCCTAGAGCTAGTGCGTATAACTCCTCTTTATCGAAATCTGTTGTACGTTTCAATGCGTTCATTAATTCATTTTGTGAATTTTCCGACATCTCGATTAGTAGAGTATCACCGATAGTTAGAAGATGGTTTGGGTTTGTTAACTTCTCTGCTACAGTGTCTACGATGTACGGGTGTCGTAGATCATTAAATCTTACTAGCTCTATCCAACGACTTACATCCCCTAACTCTTGTTGAGCTATAGCTTGCATCGTATCTCCCTCTGCGATGATACGTCTTTTAAACTTAGCCATTATCTCACCACCCATTTATTCATAGCCGACTCTACTTGGTTCTCTAAGTAACCAATTGAAATATCTATATCTCGTAATGTCTCAATCATCGTACGGTACTTTCTCTCGGTACCGAAGTAGTCTGCGATATAGTTTACGTTCTGTTTCATCTTCAAGATATCTTTCTTTGTTACGTACTGAATGTTCGTATTACGCTCCTCTAGGTTATATAGAAGGGCAAAAGACTCTAGCACTACGGCACACACTAGAACGTACACACGAGGGTTATACGTAGCTAAATCACTATTCATAACTTGAGATACGATTGTTCTCGGGTCTAGTGGAACGTTAATCAGTTCAATTTTATTTCGTTGGATATCTTCTAACGTCAGTCTTGCTAATGCTGATACACTGAACGATGGTGTGTAAAGCGTAGACGTGTACTGTACCGTTGTTCCCATCTCGTTTAATGGGATAGTACCATCGGGAAGAACAGGGACGCTAGAGACGAATCTGATAAGGTCTAACGGCTTTCTAATTGTCATGTTCTTAATACCACCTTCCGTAATAACCGATGTTGTACCCTAGTCCACTCATACCGTAGTCATAAGATACACCTGAAGGTCTTTGTGGGTTAACTGGGTCACGACCTGTTCCTGGAACGTAGTTACCTCCGTCACCTTTGTTGTAGATGTCGTCATTACCTGAACTAGGATCGTACTTACCTCCGTTTCCTGAACCTGAGTTACCACCTAGTGGAGGGAATAACGGGCTAGGTCTCCATACAAGACCCCCACCACCAATGTTTATATCTGTGTCAGGACGTTGGTTAGGATTTCCTCCTGAGCTACTACTTCCACCGCCACCTACAGTTGGATACCTATTACCAATCTCAGGTGCCACCACATCGTCATCGGCAGGATCGGTAGACTTTCTAAGTACTACGAATTTAATCTCGTAACGATACATTAGTGGGGCGTTCACGTCTTGCGTATATGTAACTCCCTCGGGAGCTAAGTGGACGATAAAGCTCTCATCGTTTGTAAAGTTGTGGAAGTAAAAATCGTCTGCGGATTTCTTACCGTTACCACCAGTCTCTGCATAGTCTTCTAAGAAAGATTTCATTTCTTTTATCTTTGCAATTCCTCGGTCGGACGCTTTACCTGTGGGGTTGAATCCTGTTGTACCACTAATCGTGTAAGTAGGTATGTCACTTTGGAAGTCCTCAATTACGATCCTACTTTTTGTTTTAAGTGCCGTAGTACGGTGCGGCCGAGCAAAAGTCATGTTCTCAGGGTTGATAGCGAAGCGGAAGAATCGGTTTCCTACTTGGAAAGCAATCTTCGTTAATACTGTTTTACCATCTGACATTCCCATGTATTATCACCTCTCTTTTATAATATAAGAAAAGCCGAGGGAAACCTCGGCTTAAAGGACTCTATGTAGTGAGTATTTATGCAATAACTCTTCAGGGGTGATATCGTATAAGAACTCTAGGTCTTTACGTTTAACTCCTGCTTTGTAGAAAGCATTATCCACTACCTCAGAACATGTCAGTTTCTGTTGGTTGTTAAATAGAGTACGTTTAATACGAAATACGATCCGTACAAACATCTCGAATATTTGAGCGTAGTCATAGTCCGTACCTTCGTAACTTAATGCGATAGATACGATTCTATCTCTTTCTTCTTGTGTCACATTATCTAGTCGATAAATGTGTGTGATTTTATTGTCATACTCTATAGGTACGACTCTTGTTTTTATGAACCTGTTGGCTTCTATCAATGTGTTAGAGTCGATAGCAAGGGCAACATGACTATAGGGTGAGTTAGTAACTTTACTAATCACCCAGCCTATGAAACTCTTAGGTCTATAGAATATGACATCTGCCGATTGGATCGGTTCATTTGTCATAGTCTACTCCCCCCTTATTTAGTCCTCTCGTGGTTCGTTGTCGATATCTCTCTCAGATAGCTCCTCTGCTAGTTTAGCCGCACTCTCTTCTAACTGAGCTACGTACGCTTTAAGCATGATGTTCTCATTCATTAGGTCGAAGATGACTACCTTCTGTTCATTGACGATGTGTTTCGGATTAATCGGTTTACCTTGTGGTTGTTGTTCCATCATATTTCCTCCTATTAGTTTCTATTATTTGTGCGGTCCGTCTCCACTCCAAGATACTGCCACTACTTGGTCGTGCGTTGTAGCAGCTTTGATAGTCTTCGTCTTCTCGTTGAACTTTGTTAGTTGCACCTCTTTATGTGCGAAACCTTCAAGAGCTACTTGTAACCACTCTTCTTTTGTATGTATCACGTAGTCTCCTACGTCTTCCGCTTTCCAACCAACTTCTGTAGTTTCGGGCTTCATTATTAAGAAAATCAGTTTACCAAGGAAGTTCGTTTGGTCGTCTGCATTTGTACGGTATCTGTGTCCGTTCGTAGCGATAAACCCACTTGCGATAGCCAACTCACAGAACTCGTTGTGCATTGATGTCTTTAAGTCTTTGTGGTACTTCAGGATATCCTCAGGTCTGATTTGCCATAATGCTTGTCCTGTTTTACGGGAGATAGCATTCATTAGTGAGTTTTGGTAATCTTGCCCCATCTTGTCGAAACCTTTTGTGATTAGTTCTCTCTCGTACAATGGTAAGTTATCAAATATCATAGGTTATTTACTCCTTATCTTAGTGTTATTCTTCTGTTAATGTTTTCTACTTTTCCGTCAATCTCTTGCATGGCTTTCCAAAGTAACGTTATCATCGAGTAGGCGTTAACACCTTTACCGTTAGCTCCTTGAATGATTGCAGGAGACTCCTCTGCAATTAAACCTAGTGTATATGGCTCTGATTCGTCTTGTTCCTTGTATTGGTATAGTACAGGTTTCACAGAGTGTATGTAAGATAACGCACTATCATCGAATACAGTGATGTCTTTTTTATAAGCTTCTGACGAAGGTGCTACCCAGTTACCATACACATTACCCCAACCTGAGTTACCAGGTCCCTTAAATTCGAACCAGTTGTTATAATACTGAAGTATACCTGATCCTAGTTGCATAATGTGTTGATTTCCTCCACCTTGTTGCCAAAAAGAAGCAACTGAATAGTTGTCATGTATTAGCTTAATACCCCCACTATTATACGACCTAATCTCAGTAGTCGCTGTAGCCCCCTTACCGATACCACAGAGGAATCTAATTTGTCCATCAGCATCCTGGATTGACCATGTATTGATTGACGTTGCTGTTGGCTGACCTTTAATGTTACCCCATACATCGAAGATAGTCCCACCTGTAGTTTGTGAGTACATATCTCCTGCTAAACGGATGTTGTTCGAAGCTTGGCCGCCCTCTTGCCAAAACAGATTTCGGTTGTTCATTCTAAATGCACCGTCATAGAGACAGAAGTTATCGTAGTCTGCTATATTTGTAGAGCCTACACTTTTACCTGAACGTAGGAAGTTAATTCCTTCGTCACCTGATTCCGATGCGTCATTGAAGTATAGACCGTTTAGCCCTTTCATATCAGAGTTACGCATATCTAACCCTACTTTACTATTACCCATCCACTGATCTGCTTTCGCTTTAATTATACCATCAACGTCCAAGTCACCTGCTATTTCGAGACCATTGGCCGCACTAGTAGGGAACTTATTAACTCCGACTGTTTTCTTCACTGTATCAATGAAGAAGATTGGAGTACCGACTGGAACCGTACGTGTTAACGTTACAGTAGAACCTACTTTGTCCGTAGCCGTAATTAGAATCTCCCAAGCAAGAGTATTAGCTAAGTTTACTTTAACGTCTGTCGCAGTGAAGTTCGGATTCCCAGTAATCGTAAAGTTAGTTCCTGGACTATCGTATGTACCACCTACCTGTCTTCTTTGGAATTTAACAACTGTCAGTGAGTTCTTATTCGCACTGCTGATAGTCAATGGAGATATTGAACCACTTAACTTAATCGTAGTTGAGTCCTCGAAGTTGTTTAAGCGATCCGCACTAGCTGAAATAACAGGTGGTGAATAAGGTAGCATTAATATAACAGAAGATGCAGATGCTTTGTTACCTCGACTATCTACTGCCGTAACTGTTGCAGTAGCATTTGACGATGCGTTTACCTCGTTAAAGTTAACCGTAAGGTCTGTCGTAGCGTAGTTAACAGACTGCGTAACCCCGTTGACTGTAACATCGTAACGAGACATTGTAGCCCCATTATTAGCCGTAGCTTTATTGGCCGCAGGTAACTTAATCTGTAACTTAGATTTACCTTGTACGATATATTGGTTATTACCTGTTAGTGTTGTAGTTGTACTGTTTGTATCTAAGTATGTAAATCCACCTGCGTAAGTCGGGTCACTACTCTTTACATTTAGTGTAAATGTAGTAACGTTACTTACTGGTGCCCCATCCTCTGCGTACACTCCGTTATAGAGTGTTCGACATGTAATCGTACCTGTCTTGCTATTCGCAGTTGATGTCTGCCCGTACAGTGTCTGTATCTCGGCAGCAGAGAACGATAAAGTGTAGTCCTTAGGTACGTTATTCCAAGTACGTGAGAATGATCCGAAGTTCATTGTCAGGTTGTAAGTGAATCCGTTTATGTGGTTATTAACCCAACCTGTAATGTTCTGACCGATATCAAATGAACCCCATTGGTTGTATGATGCAGTTCCCGTAGGTGCGGCATATACAGTCCCATACTTTTCATTACGACCTACAAATGTTCCACCGTTCCATGTCTCAACTTTCATCCATGCTTGGGTTTCCTCGTAAGCTACGATTTGTTGGTACATCTTTGTTATTTCGTCTTTACTGAAATCGAATGTTACAGAGTCACCTACGTTAGAACGTGAAGCTACAATAGCCCACGATCCGTTAATAGGGTTCTTAACTTGTAACTCTACGTAATGGATGAACGCACTAGACGCCCTGTTAATCGTTACAGGTAAACTGTTAACTCCTGCGGTCCAACTTACGTTAGACGAGATAGTACTTGCTCGTGGGATGTTATCCATATAAGCAGTTGTACTACCTTCGTTGATACTGAATACGTTTGTGAAACCACT